ATATAGGTATGAGGAATGCTGATTTTTTAGGCTTAATGACTTACATAATGGCCTTTGGAGTAGTAATGGCACTGTGGAATGAAAACACATATTTGCTATTTAAGTTATCAAGCATTACCTTAGCACTATATTTAGTATTTATAATAGTTAAAGAATATGAGCAACTTTAAAATTAAAACAGAATACATTGACAAAACTGTCAGAGTATATGATCGCATCTTAGGACAACGTTCTATCGTAGTGGCTAAGATTGATATGAATAAGATAGCATACTATCAATCAATAGGACTTGGGTATATCTTTGAGGAAGTACCTACAGTTATCAAATATGAGGCAGTTGATCCACCTATCCCTGCTGAGTCAGTAGAGGTAGCACCTAAAAAGAAACGTAAGAAAAAACCTGCTCAAGATGGGCAAGCATAAATACATAGAGACTCCTGAGAAAATGTGGGAGCTATTTGAATCTTACAGAGATTGGTGCAAAGCTAATCCAAGATATCAATACTCACTTTCTACTAAAACAGGGGAGGCTACTGCTATCCCATTGGAAAGACCACTTATTTTTGAAGGGTTCTATAATTATTGCTATGATAAGATAGGATGTATAGATCAGTATTTTGAGAATAGAGATAGGAGATATTCTGAATATGTTGCCATCTGTTCGCGTATAAAGAGAGTTATCAGAGAGGATCAGATTACAGGCGGCATGGCAGGGCAGTACAACCCTTCCATCACTCAGAGATTAAACAACCTAACTGAAAGGGTAGATACGACCACTCAAGGTCAAGCTATCAATGAGGTTAAGGTTAATATTATAAAGCCTACTTAATATATATATAGTAAGATAGGTTAATTGTCATAATACTAAATATAGTGTTATAGCTTAACTATTGCCTAAAAATGGAGATTAATAGCACAGTCATATTTGAAAAGAACTTCAATGCTCTCAACTCAGAGCAAAGGTTTATAATCAATGAGGGCGGCTCACGTTCATCTAAGACTTACAGCCTTTGCCAGTTGGTCATAGTTTACTGCCTACAGAACAGAAACAAGGTGGTGAGTATCATACGTAAGACCTTCCCTGCACTCAGAGCCACAGTGATGAGAGACTTCCTTGAGATCATGAAGAGCCTTGAGATATACGATGTTAACAAGCATAACAAGAGTGAGCATATCTATTCCTTTGACAATGGATCTATAGTTGAGTTCTTTTCAGTGGATGATGAGCAAAAGATAAGAGGTAGGAAAAGAGACCTTGCATGGTGCAATGAGGCTAATGAGCTATACTATGATGACTTCACTCAGTTGAACATGAGAACAGAGGGTAAGCTAATCTTTGACTACAATCCAAGTGAGAGCAACTCATGGCTGTATGAGTTACCTACAGATGAGAGCATACTAATCAAGTCAACCTACAAGGATAACCCATTTCTGCCTGAGTCTATTAAGAAACAGATTGAGGACTTGAAGCGAACCGATGAGGCTCAGTATCAAATCTATGCATTAGGGGAGAAGGCTATCTCCAAGAGTAACATCTATTCCAATTGGACATTTGTTAAGCACAGGCCTGCTAAGTTCACCTCATTTGTCTATGGCCTTGACTTTGGTTATAATCACCCCACTGCATTGGTGAGAGTATATTGGAGAGATAAAGACTTATACATTGAGCCTGTGATATATGAGAGTTATTTGACTACCACTGACCTCATAGCAAGGATGGAACAGTTAGGCATAGAGAAGAGTATCAACATACTTGCTGACTATTCAAGGCCAGAAATCATAGCAGAGATAGACAGAGCAGGATACTATATTGAGAATGCTAACAAGGTAGTCAAGCAAGGTATTAACAACATCAAATCCTTTGGTATATTCTGTGAGGACCATCCTCAACTTAAGAAGGAGTATGAAAATTACAAGTGGAAAAAGATAGGTGATACAATTACAGATGAGCCTGTCAAGTTATGGGATGACGCAATGGATGCCATCCGATATGCTGCCACTCATATCAAGGAGGAATACTTTACAGATGACTCATATATGTCCTTCTAACAGGATGCCAACTGAAATACAATATAGGTATGGCAATGACAATCATAGCAGAACCTCAAGATTTCACTCCTGCTTACAATGAGTGCAAGTTCATAGTTAACTCAACTAATGTCAACAATGATGGCTTCCGATATATCTTTGAGATATTTGAGTCAGGCACATCAAACAGGATAGGATACTACAAGGCACTGCCTACCTATGGCACAGGATATGGGGAGCAGGACTTGAGCAAGCTCTTGAGCAACATAGTAAGCTATGACTTCAATCCTACAATCACAACCTTTTATGATGCGGCTAACTCATATTACAAGTTTGATGTTAAGATAGGTGAGGAGTATATCTACACATTATCTTACACAGCTTCATTGGTGAACAATGGAGGCAACGTTCGCATCACAGCAACTCATGCCTTTCAAGTTGGTGATCAGATAAACATAACACAGGCAGATGGAGGTGTGGCCAACCCGGGAGTGGAAGGATTGCACACAGTGATTTCAATCACAGGCACAACTAACTTCACTATCAATGCGCTATGGTCAGAGGTAACAGATGCAACCATCAATGGGAGTATCAAGTATGCTGACAATAGGAAGGACATCAACCTCAATGAAATTAGCACCTTAGATAAGTATGTATTCAATGGAGCTATTCCTTGGATAGATATGCCATTCTATGATCAAACTGACTACACACTTGATAACACATCTGGACTGTGGCTTACTGATCAACCTTTAAACTTTACATGTACACTTGGTCAGGACTTATGGCTCAACTTCAAGGATGTGGGCATAGCATCTAACAAGAGGGTGTACTTTATTAATGATGACGGGGATGTGTTCTACAAGTCAGTGAGTGGACTTGACTATATTAAAGGCGTGGCAGTTGGCCCTAATAACTATGGCTCACTTACCTTAGTGAGTGGCACAGCTCCACTTGTAAAACAAGATACTAAGTGGTACACAGTAACTTATCGAGATGGCTCTCCCGGATTCATTGACCCTAAGTCAGTGAGTTACAAGGTGAACATAGATACAAGGACATTAATCTCTGAGAGTCATATCTTATTCTTAGATAGGATGGGCTCATGGGGTAGCTTTGCCTTCCAACTTAAGAGCTATGAGAAGGGCACTATCAAGAGGGATACATACAATAAGGATGTGCCAGGATATGTCACCTCATCTCAGTGGAAGTACAAAACTTATGAACAAGGTCAAGTTAATTTCAACACTCAAGTAGTTAAGACATACGACCTCAACACTAACTGGATGAGTGAGGCAGAGGGTACATACTTTCAGCAGTTGTTAACTTCTCCACAAACCTATGTTAAAAACGTAGTCTATCGTATTACAGAGGACTTGGATAACCTTTATGATGAGAGTGGATGTATCATACATGTCCCTGAGTCAACTGAGTATGTGAGCTGTAATGTGCTTAACACAAACTTTGAGGTATATAAGCAACGCAACAACAACCTAATCAAGCAGTCAATCCAAGTAAGGTTATCTAATAACGACATAATCAATGGTTAAGATAATACTTGAGACAGGAGTCTTAGATGTATCTGAGAAGACTAATTTTCCGATAACATTTAACATTGGTGATATTAGAGATTTAACATCTCGCAAAGGAACTTTCTCTAAAACCATTGTCCTTGAGGGAACTAAGAACAATCATGAGTTGCTTGGGAATTACTATGATGTAAATATTCAAGCAGGAACATTTAACATCAACACGTTGACTCGATGTCAAGTGATACAGAATGGAGTGCCTATCTTAGATGACGCATTATTGCAGTTGGTAAGTGTTAATAAGTCTCAGTACACTAATGCTTATGAGGAGGAGGTTAACTATACTGTATTGATTAAGGATAGCAGAGCTGAGTTTTTTAGTGCTATCACTAATGCTAATCTTGATGACTTAGATTTCTCAGACTTAGATCATACATTCTCAGCAACTGACATAGCAGCTACATTCAGCAACACTGTAACAGATGGATATAAGTACGTGATGCCATATTGCACAGGTACTAATGTCTATCAAGCTAATGAGTTCAAACCTGCTATCTATGCGAAGACTTATTTTGATAGGATATTCGCTGTGGCTGGATTCACTTACACATGGGCAGGATTAACAGATGCTCACTTTGATAAGTTGTTAATACCTTACAATGGGGATGTTAATAACTTTGATTACAATGACTATAGAGTTGAGGCAACAAACACTTGGACTACAAGTTATGTACAGCCTACAGGATTTAATAATACATTTCAAGAGGATATTGACTCAGGATGGACAGAGGTAGTTGATGCACAATCTTTATTCAATCCTACTAATGGAGAGTACAGCTCACCATTTAGCACTAACCCATTAGCAGGTGAGTCATATAGCTATCAGTTACAGATTGGAGGTAGCATTATACTTGATAATACAAGTGGTGCTCAAGCTGTAATGGACAGTCCTTTTGGTCAAGAGTGGAATAGATATAGGATATTTGCAGAGGTATTTGTGCAAGGATATGGTAACTTAAAAGTTTATGGATCAAGTGCAACTGTTGGTTATCCTATAGCATCACCTTTGCCTACAGGTCAAACTACAATACATACTTTTGCAGAATTGCTTACTATACCTGCTATAACAGATGGTAATTTAAGCATCGATGTTGCTGATATACAAATACTATCTATAGGGGTTGAAGTATTAGGTTTTGCTCAACAACAAGCAACTCAACAATTTCCTTTACCAAGTGAGTGGTATAATACAACTTTAACTGCATTAGTAGATGTCAATGTGATACTTGACTTAGCATCTATCAACATGGTGATATTGCCAAGTCAAAATGTGCAGACTACAGGAGGTACTCTAATCATGAACTCTTATGTTCCTGTAGAGATTAAGCAATCTGATTTTGTCAAGTCAATATTTCAGATGTACAACTTATATGTTGAGCAAGATATTGACAATCCATACAACCTTATCCTAAGACATCGAGATGAGTATTACGACTCAGGAGCTGAGAAGGATTGGAGTCAGAAGTTAGCTAAGGATAAGGCTCAGGACTTGATGTTCCTTCCAGATGTAACTAAGAAAAAACTTAAGCTCACCTATGCACCTGATGAGGATACACCTAATGTGTTATACACTCAGGCAACAGGAGAGATTTATGGTCAGATAGAATACACCTTTGACAATGAATATGTTAAGGATGTAGATACTAAGGAGTTATTATTCTCACCTACTCCTGTGGAAAAAACATTATTTGGAGCTTATGTTCCTTCGATAAATGGAGCTGCACCTAACACTAACATCCGCATATTGTATGATGGAGGATTAGGTACATGCCAACCGTTTGACATCATAGACTTTGGCACAACAGGAGAGATAGGCTTGACTGACTATCCTATGATTGGTCATTTCAATAATCCATTGTATCCTACATTTGATATTAATTTTGGCACGAATGATTACTACTTTTATGAGGTAGCAACTCTGACAGCTAACAACCTTTATAACTTATATTGGAGAAGGACTGTTAATCAAATCAATGTAGGTAAAATGTTGATAGGTTACTTTGACTTGAATGAGGTTGATATACAATCTTTAAAGCTCAATGATAAGATTTACATTGACAATTCATGGTGGAATATAAACAAGATTCAAGATTACAATGCTAACAACAACAGCCTCACAAAGGTGGAGTTAATAAGCATTGATACTGAGATTGACTTAGCACCTTATAAGACTGCAGGCGGCAAGCCTATTGGAGATACTATTGTGGCAGTTGGTAATGCGGAGGTATTCAAGAAGAGTGCTCAAGTTAATAATGTAGTTGTGCCCGGCTCAGATGTTCTAATCTTTGGTAAGGGTAATGCTGTGAGTCCAGGTGTTAAGGGAGTAGTGATAGGTGATGGTCAGATACTTGAGAAGGATGGTATGGTAGTGCCTAACTTGACTGTGACTGAGAGTATCAATGGAGCTCCTGTTGTAGGGTATAAGAGATATATTGCAACTATTAGTCAGACAGGAATATTAGATCCTACAGTAATTGTACTTGAAAACACAATAGGTGATATTATATGGTCAAGAGTTGGAGTTGGTCAATATGAGGGTGTGTTAATTGGAGCATTCCCTGATGCTAATAGAACTTACTTAATGATAAGTCAAGTTAACTCTTCACAAGGTGTTTACTATATTACATGGGTTAATGCTGACAGAATAATTGTTGAATGGTATGACTTTGCATACACAGGTGGTGATAACACATTATTGAATAACACAATAGAAATTAGAGTATATGAATGAAGTTGAAATACCATTAAAGATAACCGGCATTGGTGCCATTAAAGCCGAGCTAAGAGAACTCAAAGGAGCTATTGCAGATGCAACCGATCCCGAACAAATAGCACAACTCTCAGCAAAGGCTGGGGAGTTGAAAGATCAACTTGCAGATGCTAATGATGCGGTCAATGTATTTGCATCTGGTTCAAAGTTTGAACAGGTGAGCAACTCATTAGGAGGTATCAAAGACTCATTGATGAGCTTAGACTTTGAGGAGGCACAGCAGAAGGCTCAAGTGTTTAGTAATGTAATGGGCAAGCTCAATCCTGGAGACTTAGCAAAGGGCTTCAAAGGGTTCATGGGTACTCTATCTACAGTGGGTGGAGCATTTGTAAAACTTGGAGCAACCATCTTAATGAATCCTATCTTTTTATTAGTGGCGGTAATCACTGCTATTGTTGTAGCCATTGGTATATTCTTAAAAAAGATTGGTGTACTTGATGCCATCTTAGAGGCAATAATGATCCCTATCAATGCAGTGATACAAGGCTTTAAGGACTTGACTGATTGGATGGGTTTAACAGATAATGCAGCAGAGGAAAATGCTGAGGCAGTTAAAGAGGCAAGTGAGAAAAATAGAGAAAGCCTCAAGGCAGAAAGTCAAGCAAGGCAGGAACTATATAACCTTACTAAGGACTTAAGTGATGAGGAGATAGCTGCTATTGAGGAGAAGTTAGGAATCCAGATAGATACAAGTCAAAGTATATTTGACCTTAAGAGGGAACAGATAGAGGGAGACATGGCTATTAATCAAGCTGAGATTGACTCATTAAACTTAAAGAAGGAACTTACAGAAGAGGATAAGAAGAGATTAGCTGACTTGACTAAAACTCAAGCAGACCTCGCTAATCAACAAGTGCAGAATGAGATAAACAAGATTAACGCTATAAGGAATCTCAATGTCAGCTTAGATAAGCAGATTGAGTTACTACAGGCCAAGCAAATCAAAGGAGAGTCTGAGCGTGCTAAGGCAATGCTTGACATCCAACAGAAGGAGGCACTTGCTAAGGTAGAGCAACAGATTAAAGAGGCTCAGCAATTAGGTGATAGCACTGCACTTGCTAAGGCTCAGCAGTTAAAGAACTTGATTATCCAGGACTTTAAAAGACAGGAGTTAGAGATAACTAACAAAGGAAATGCAGCAGTATCTAAAGCTAACGTAACAAGTGTGGGCAACACTAATAAAGAGGTAAAGAATAAATATTCTGAGGCTCTTGCTGACCTACGTAAAAAGAATGAGGTAGCTTTGCAAGAGGCAGAGAATGCAGGTAAGTCAGAGCAGGAACTTAGGGAATTACGCATAACACAACTTGAAGCTGAGAGAAAATATTTGTTTGATAATCTTGCTAAAATCTATAAAAAGGAAGTTGATCAAAAGGCAGCACTCGCAAAGATTGACAATGACCTTAAGAAAGCAAGAGATAAGAATGCAGCGGATATAGAGAAGGCAGAGAATGAGGAGTTAATTGCAAGGCTAAAAAGAAAAGAACTTAATGCAGCAGATGATATTGCTAAATTTGAGGCACAAAAGGAACTACTTGAAGCAGAGGCAAAGATAAAGATGGACTCACTTGAAGTAGGCTCAGAGGAGAGAGGATTGCTTGAGGATGAGACTGCTAAAAAGTTAAAAGAAATTGATGACCAAATCACAGCTAAAAAGATTGAGAATCAACAAAAGATTTTAGCAGCTGCACAACTTACAGCAGAGACTAAATTATCTAAGGAAGCCTTTGAACTTGAGAGATTTAAAGGTACTAAGGAGGAAGAGATTGCAGCAAATGAGGCATTTCTTAAAACTACATTAGATACACTTGATGCTCAAAGAACTGCTGAGCTTGCAGCAAAAGACTTATCAGAGTCAGAGATAGCAGCCATAAAAGAAAAATATCGTCAAGCTGAAATAGTAGCAGAAGAGACTAAGGCCGCTAAGTTGGTTGAGATAGATGAGAAAGCAAGAGAGAAACTTAATGCAAATATTGAGGCTGGATTTCAACTTGCTACAACAGCAGCAGGAGCCATTGCATCAATACAAGATATCAACACAAAAAAGAAACTTAAAGGAGTACAACAAGGAAGTAAAGAAGAGGAGAAAATTCTAAAGCAACAATTTGAGCAACAGAAAAAAATGCAGTTAGCAATGGCTGTTATCAACGGTGCTCAAGCCATTGTTTCAATACTTGCTCAGTATCCTAAGTTTGATGGAGGTTTCGCAATGGCAGCTGCAATAGCTGGCTCAGTAATATCAACAGCTACAAGTTTAGCAACAATAGCAAGTACATCCTTTGAGGGTGGAGGTAATGCTCCAACTGCAGATACAAATAGTTTCACAGGTGGAGGTAGCACAACAGGAGGCATGGCAACTCCATCAGTTAGTCTATTCGGTCAAGGCAATCAACTCAATAATGTAGGTGGAGAGGGAGCACAGCAAGGTCAGACTATCACAGTCAATGCTATAGTGAGTGAGACTGAGATGACTGATACACAGAACAAAATTAATAAGATACAAAAGAACGCAGAACTATGACAAGTTATCAAGCATTAATCAACAAGATAGAGGCATTTTATAACTCACATCTACAAGTAAAAAAAGTAGGTAGCGATTTTGTGGAGCAGTTACCTAACTTTGCGACAAAGGATGAGAAGTATCCTATTGTGTTTATAGCACCTATCACAGCTATAGCAACTGAGAACACTAATACAATGAGCTTAGAGATAACCTGCCTGGACATCATACAAAAGGATAGAGCTAATATCACTGTGATACTCTCAGACTGTCATCAGATATTAGTTGACTTAGTGAACTATTTTACTTTCAGTGATGACTATAGCTTTGATGTATTAGGACAACCTGCCATAGTGCCATTGAATAATCAAGTGTTAGACTATGCAGCAGGGTGGGTTATGACATTAGATGTTGATATGAGTAATTGGACAGATTGTCAAGTTCCTATTATAACAGAATCATAAGTTAATTACAATATAGGTATGGCTATCAATAGACAGAAAATATCTCAGATGACTCCCAAGGGGTCAGACCTTGATGCGACTGACTTACTTGAAGTAAGTGTTGATACAGGCTCAGGATATGAGACACGTTCTATCACAGGGGCTGAGGTCTTTGGTGGTGTGAGTGGTACATATGTTCCTTACACAGGAGCAACTCAAGATGTTGACTTAGGTGAGTTTGAACTCAAGGCAGGACAGCTAACATTAGACACCTCACCAACGGGCACAGCAGCAGTTGGTACTACAAGATGGAATAATACATTAGGTAGTTCAGAAACAACCTTGAAGGGTGGATCTGTTATTCTTAAGAATGGTGTTGATTTAGTTGCAAGAGTAGTAAACAAGGTAACACCTAATGCTACACTAACTAAGGCTGCTTATCAAGCTGTTAGAGTATCAGGTGCTCAAGGTCAAAGATTAGCTGTAGCTTATGCCCAAGCGAATAATGATAATAATTCAGCAGATACAATCGGACTTGTTACAGAAACCATTGCAACAAATCAAGAGGGATTTATTATAACAGTTGGACAACTTGAAGAGATAAATACGACAGGTAATTTACAAGGTGAAACGTGGTCGGATGGCGATGTTCTTTATTTATCTTCTGTAACTCCGGGAGCAATAACAAACATTAAGCCTACAGCAGCTACAGCTCATATTGTAGTGATAGGTTATGTTGAGTATGCTCATGTAAATCATGGTAAGATTTATGTCAAAATAATGAACGGATGGGAGTTGGATGAGTTGCATAATGTTTACATTAACACAGGCACGCTTGCTAACAATGATGCCTTGATATATGAAAGCTCAACTCAGCTATGGAAAAATAAAACTATTGCAACAGCATTAGGATATACTCCTGCACCAAGGGATGTAACCATTGATACTAAGACTATACAATATACATTAGTTACAGGAGATAACTCTAAATTCATAGAGCTTAATTTTTCAGGAAGTAACAATATCATAATACCAACTAACACAGCTCAACCCTTCCCTATTGGTGCTCAGATAATACTATCACAATATGGGGCAGGTCAAGTTACTGTAGTGCCTGATACAGGAGTTACACTTAGGTCAAGTGGAGGTAAGACTAAGACAGCCGCACAATATGCTATGGCTACATTAATAAAGAGAGGTACTAATGAATGGTATTTAGCAGGAGATTTAACAACATAAAAATAAAATAAAGATGGCAACAGATAACGAAATTTTAATTGCAGGTCAAGGAACTTATATCTTGAATAATACAACTGAGTTCACAGGTAACTTTGATGCTATTGTAGTCCTTGAGGATACAGTGTTTAACTCTATTAAGATAGCAGCAGTTGATGTTAAGTCAACATACATAGCAGCTACAGGAACAGCAGTTAAGGCAGGTGCTATCATAAGACCTACTAAGGCTCAGAAGTTTAGTGGTGTTAAGTTAACAAGTGGATCAGTTACTATTGTATTATGATAGGCTACGGGAATAGTATGTTTTTAGCAACACATGGAATATTAGCAAGGGCTGCATCAGGAGGTGGAGTTGACCCAGACGCACAAGCATTCATAACAGCGGCTGCAATAACAAACCCAACACAACAAGGTGCAATAAATACTTTGGTTACTGACTTAAAAGGTTATAACATTTGGACAAAGTTCAAAGCAATTTATCCAATAGTTGGTGGTACTGCTTCAAGTCATAAATGGAACTTAAAAGATCCAAGAGATTTAGATGCTGCATTTAGATTGACTTTTGCAACTGGGTGGACACATTCAAGTACAGGGATGACGCCTAATGGTTCAAGTGCTTATGCCAATACTTTTTTAAACCCAAGTTCTGCTTTAACATTAAATTCAACTCATTTAAGTTTCTATTCAAGAACTAATGTTTCAGCAGTTCAAAGAGAAATAGCAATATATCAAGCTGGAGATAATCCAACCATGGCATTAGGAACAACTGTAGGAGCTGAAATATCTGACCATTATAATTATAATCAAAGAATATCTGCTTCAATAGCTGCTTCAACTGGTTTTTATATAAGTGCAAGAACAACAAGTACAAATCATAAATTATATAAAAATAATACTACGTTAGGAACAAACACAAGTACGAATGTAAATTCTTTGCCAAATGGTAATTTATTTATAGGGGCTTCAAATAATACAACACTTGGTGTAATAAGTTCTTATTCCACAAAACAATGTGCCTTTGCTTCAATAGGAGACGGTTTAACAGATACGGAAGCAGCTAATTTTAGAACAGCCGTTCAAGCATTTCAAACAACTTTAAGCAGACAAGTATAATGGAAGGACGAATAGTAACAAACCAACAAGCTCAAGATTTACAAGGTGTATTCTTTGATGCAGATACATTTTTTAACTTTGTACAGGATATTAATGATGTATATTTTTTATTCTTAAGTGAACAAGATGAGGCAGATATTGCACCAACTGAATATGCTTACTTATTAGAAATCCCTTTGAGTCCATTTGAGCCTAAGCCTTCACCATCCCCACCAATTGAATAATGGCACGCTACGCAAATAATGGTATATTCAATGTAAAGTATCCTACAAGGCGTAAGATACAACGCATCCTGCAGCAGATAATATCTGAGGATGGTGCTATTGATACAGGAGCTATGTATGACTCAGTGCGTATCAATGCTAAAATCCCTGCATTAGGTGAACTTGAGATACAGATTATTGCAATGTATTATTTTGGGTTTCTTAATAATGGAACTATCTATATAACACCTTATGACTTCTGTGCAGAGTTATCCAGGAGATTAGATGCAGAAGGTATTACTACAGAAATTTATTCTCAATATACTGAATGGATGGTTGAAAGGTATCCTATATTACAAGTGGCAAATATATTAGGTGATAAGCGTTCTATTATTTATACATTTGAGCCTATAGGTGGAGATTTCTCAGCACCTCTATCATTCAGAGGTATGTTATAGATTAAGCTCTTTTTTCATTGACAGCATATTAAAGGTAAGGATAAGAGGCAGGTCAGTTACTTGCTTAAACTTAGTCAAGTCCTCATTACAAAGTGAGTAGAGTAGTCTCTCCCATCCCCACTTTACAGCAGACTTTTGCTCAGCTTGTGCCTTAGACTCATCGGATGTCATTGGTTTATTTTCATCCTCCTCATCTCCATCCTCTTCATTAAAAAGTAAGTGATACTTATCCATGAAATCCTGTCTAAATGATAGGTACTCAGGTATGATACCATAGATATCATTGATACAGTACTCATCAAATAGTTCATGCCGGTCAAATGGATTGAACTCATAAGGCTCAAAGCTCAACTGACCCCACTCATTAGTAGTATGTTGCCGGTATAGGATAGAGGCTATATGACAAAGATGCTTGATGTAGTCATTAGCAAAGAAGTACTCTAAGTCAATGAACTCACCACAGGTCAGCTTAGATAGTGGCTTGACCTTCCATTGCTCAATGTCTCTCTTGTAGTTCTTAGATGGCTCAGAGTTAATGAATGTAATATCATTGAGCATATTACTAACCTCACTCACATCTAAGTCCTCAAGTTCATCTGAGCTCACTCCTGCAAGAGCTGAGAGTATCTCTATCTCTCTGGCAAATACCTCCTCAATAGAATATAACTCTCTTATCTCTTTAAACTGCAGGACATCAATCTCACTCCACGATTTCGGGAGCTTCATTTTTCTTGATTTCTTTGGACAGTTTTTGTCCAATTTCTACTAAGTAAGGAACTGCTAACTCTGACTTGAGCTCTCTTATCATCTTTGCCTTATGCTTGATGTGAGTAGTATCATAGTGTTCTGCCTTGCTTAGATCATCTCTCTTGAATAAGATAGCTAACATCTCAGAGATGTATCCTTTATGCCTTGAGTTCATGACCTTCTCAATATGCTTAGTGTCTCTCACTGATAACTTGAACTCCTCACCTTCAAAGGCTGTGTACTTGTATCCATCAAGCTCAATAGTTGACTGTAGTTCTGGCTTACCTTTGATGTTGTTAAAATCCTTGACATAAGTTTTGAACTGTTCAATGGTGGTATGCTCAAAGTCATTCTCAGTAATACCAAACAACTCAAATACTTTAAGATGTTTCTCAATAGCATCTAAGTCCTGTTGTGCATGGATAGATGTGATATCCTCAAACTGTTGCACTGTTAACTCCTTCAATTGATTAGGAATTTCTTTGTCTAAAATTTTTACCATAGATTTTAATTTTTAACAAATATAACACTATTTACAATATAGGCATGGATAGACCTGTCTATAAGATAACTATTGATCCTGAGTACTCTGATGGAGAGGAGTTAGGTATTGAGATGATTGCCTTCACATCTAAGCCTGCTATTAAGGTAAAGGGTATGGCATTCAATCAAGCTACTCCAATGACCTTTAAGGATGATATTAAGATGCGTATTGTAGCACCTGCTATGATACCAATGTCAATCTATCGTAGAGATGAGGATGGCACTGAGTATGATGTGCTATTCACAGAGGAGGTCATTGAGTCTATTCATGCTAAGTTCATGCAGAACCTACAGAACAAAGATATCTTTAACTTAGAGCATGAGGCAGAGGAGAAAGTTCCTGCTTACATCCTTGAGGCTTGGATAGTTGAGAACCCTAAAAAGGACAAAGCATTCACTACCTATGGTATTGAAGTACCTAAGGGCACATTGATGCTAACAAGTCAAGTAACTGATAAGGAGTACTATGATAGCCTTGTTGAGTCAGGTCAAGTAGGTTACTCTATTGAGGGATTCTTAGGACTTAAACTATCGGAATTATTAAAACTAAATACAATGAAGTTACCTGATGGAGAACATCTGATCGAGGATAAAATCTATGTCGTAAAAGATGGAGAAGTTATCGAGATTAAGGATGCACCTGCTGAAATGGCAGAAGAACAAATGGCAGAGGAGCCAGCTGTTGAGGAGGAAGCTGAGACTACAGTTGATGAAGCTGCTGAGGATGTACAAGAGGAAGAGGCAGATGCTGCCGCTGAGGATGTTGAGATGGCAGTTGACCCAACTACTGATGCTGAGGCTGTACTTGCAATAGTATCACCTGTGATTGAGGAGCAAGTTAATCAACTACTTGCTATCATAGCTGACCTTAAGAACCAAATGGAGGAGTACTTAGCTCCAAGAGATGAGGAGATTGAGGTTGAGGCTAAGAACCAAAAGTTGAGCTCAAGAGAGCTATTTAAAGAATTTGTAAAATTTTCAAAAACCAAATAAAATGAACCGTAATTTAAAATTTAATTTAGAGGTTGAGACTAACGCATTATTGTGTGCCAACCCTGAGGAGTTCTACTCAAAAGCATATCTTCAATCAGAGGATATTGCATCTAACTTTCGCTCTTTACCGGGCATCAAGTCTAAAACTAAGTTAGCCAATGTAACTTTTGGTAACATCTTACAAGCATCAACTTGTAACTTCTCCGCTCCTAATGATTCATTAGATGCAGTGGATATTGATGTATGTCCTTTGTCAGCTATGGCTCAGTTATGTCAGTTTGACTTAGAGCAATCATTCTTAGCTTTACAAATGGCAAAAGGATCTAATGGTGATTTCACTGTTGCATCTTTTATGTCATACTACTGGAATGAAATGGCATTGACTATCGGTCAAGATATCGAGTTGTTGAGATGGCAAGGTGATACAGAGTCTGAGGATGATTTATTGTCTTTGTGTAATGGATACTTGAAAGTACTTTGTGGAGATGTGGCAGTGAATGGATTGTATGCAGGTGCTATTGATACATCAAATGTACTTGACCAATTGAGTGCTGTACTTGCTCTTGCTCCTTCAACTATTAGCAGAAGAAAAACTGAGTTAAGATTTTATGTATCTACTAATGTAGCTAATGCTTATGAGCTTGTTGCTGCACAAGGTAACACTTTGACTTATGTTACTACTCCATTAGGTTTAACATTCTTAGGAATCAATGTAGTTGTGTGTGAAGGGATGCCAGATAACACTATCTTGTTGACTTTGAGAAATAACCTTATCTATGCATTTGATGCAGAAGGTGATGACAAAGCATTGAAAGCTGTTAACTTATCTGATTCAGTTGCTGAGCCTTATTTGAGAACTCGTGCTAACATGAAAGTAGGATTCCATTATGTTAACCCTGCAGAGATTGTTTTGTATAACGTTTGTTTCGACTAATCTCTCCCTTATATATAACGGGGGTAGAAATGCCCCCTATTTTTAAACACTAAAAAAAAACTAAAATGAGCTGTGTAACTTTAGAAACAATTTTAAAAAGCTGCGACAACAACTCTGGAGGTATCTACCGATTTTTAGTTAATAGACAAGATCAAGTTGATGAGGCTAATATCACATTAGATGCTGCACCAAATGATTGGACTATTGACTCTTTACCTTTAATAGGTGGAGGTGATACATTCATTGAATTGGAGTTCAGAAGAAACGTATCCTCATACACTGAGGACTCAGCTATTGACTTAATCAATGGTTCTACCTATGTAACTGCAACTATAAACTTGATGTTCCACAGAAGAGACCAGGATAAGTCAAAAGCTATTAACATATTAGGAGCAGGCCAACAATACTTAGCAGGTATTGTACAGGATGCTAACGGAAAATATTGGTACTTCCCTTACTTGCAGTTATCTGCAACAGGTGAAGGATCTGGGACAGCTCGTGCAGATGGTAGTAAGTACAGCGTTACTTTGGTAGCGGAGAACCCTACTTTGGCATATGAGGTTGACCCTGCTATTATTGCCGGACTCCTTTAATCTTGCCATAGATTATAAACTAAGAGCCTCACTTCGGTGGGGCTTTTTTAATAATTATTTCTTTGAGATACAATATAGGTATGATATATCTTGAGAAGGATACTGTTAACACCTTTGTGTTGACACTTACAGAGGTTACAACAATCTCTAATCCTTATTATTTATTTGAATTTGAGGATGAGTTTGACACTACAGCCAACCCTATCTATTGGCAGGGAGTTGATACATCCTCATGGCCTTCAAGATATAACCTATTTACTATCGATGAGCCTATTGATATAGACTTTATTAAGGGACAATACAGATATAAAGTTTATGAGAGTACTACTCCAACAGTTGATCCTACAGGATTGACTATGATAGAGGAGGGCCGCATGGTAGTGGCAGGGATACAAACTAATTCAATCTATGACTAATGGCATGGTATAACAGATTTATAGGCAGCAAGCCACAAACAGCAGAGATAGTTGAGGGATATCAATCCTTCTCTACTCCATTTCAAAAGGTAGGCGGAGCCAACCTATCACTCCCTTATGTTAATGGCCGCTATCAGATAGCAGGATACATTCCATTTGGGCAGGATAATCTCTATCCAGAGTTACTTAATCAACTATATTACTCATCACCTTTGCATGGTGCTATCGTTGACTTTAAGACTAACTCAGCAACAGGTGGAGGATACACTATTGAGACTGAGAAAATGTCTCAAGAGGATAAACTCAAGTTATATACCTTTGAGAGAAAGCTCAAGTTAGGTAAAACAATCAGAGCCATAGCTCAACAGTTGATAGTTCACCATAGAGTTTACTTCAAGTTGTGTTATAATAAGAAAGGAGAGATATATAAAGTTGAGAACATTTCACCTGAGAGAGTTAGGATTTCAAGAGATAAGGAAACATATTTTATTTGTGAG